GGGGGCGCAGCACTTCGATGTGTAAACCCTTTAACGTTCATGTAAGGAGCTCGTGATGCCTGCCAAATCTGGTAAAAGTTACCAATTTGACGAGCTGGTCAAGTTAGAATATGACCTCGCCGTCGATTTGTATCGACAGCGAACACGTGCTCTGGAGGTCGAGGCTCTTGCCAAGTCTGGCAAGACGCTTGAATACTATATTTACAAGACTTTCGGATTTGCCATTTCGAGTTTGGCTCTAACGCTAAACCCTTACTGGCAATTTGATCGTAGACTCAAGGTCGAGTTCAACAAACTAAACCCTGGGACACTCTTGCAAATACCGGTTCAAGCCAATAGGACACGTTCTGTTCAGGCGATATGGCCTTCCAGCAGTGTTGGCGTTCTACGTAGAATGTCAAAGACTGTTGGAACTCATAGAGTTTGGACAGGTTCTGGCTTTACTTTAGCCAGCGATCCTGACGCATCCACTGATGAAACAACTCGGGTCAATTTAGGAACCCAAGCTGGTATCGTCATGTGGAAGAAGGATACGACTTGGAAAAGTCGTAACCCTCGCGCGCCGAAGATACCATTTGATCCGTCTAAGAAGCGTTCTTTGGGACTCATGTCCCAAGGAGAATTCGAACTTTGGAAACCAAAGTTCGACGCTACTTTTGGCAGTATCTCTTGGTCTACTTCCTCGCTCTTGATCCATGATTACCAAAGTCCAGTACCTCGTACTGAGACTCAGCGTCATGGATCAACCGTGATCATCGGTCCTTGTGCCTCACTTGATGCACCCGGCGTCGTCGCCGCTGCTGCTGGAGAACGTTTGTATGCTATGAGCACATTGGCTAAACATGCCAATGGCCTTATCGCTCAGGCTATGCCTGGTCGACGTAGATACAACGCTTTCTATCAGCTCGCTGAGTTACGGGATCTTCCCGGAACCATACGTGGATCTTTATCCGCGTGGCGAGACGTAGAGGCCATTATTGGCTCTGAGAACTTTTCTAAAGCTCTCAGGTCAGTCAATTTCTGGTCTCCTGCTAAGATAAAACTTGTACAGCCAGCTTTGGCTCGTGCAGGTGTTATCGTTAGCCCTGATAAAGCGATAGCCGATGCCTTTCTGACTTTTCAGTTTGGCTGGGCTTCGATGTATCAGGCGGTTACATCAATCATCGGAAAGCCGCAAAAGATTGCTAAGGACATTAACACCCTTATCAATCAAAACGGCAAGATGATGACATTCCACTCGAGCATTGGTTTGCCCTCAGAGGAATGGACCTCCTTTCCGACTATCATCCCCTATCCGCCAGTTGGGTTTCTACCTGATCCGAATTCTCCACTTGCCCAGTCGGGCAAGCGGACTTCGGTTAGACTTCGAGGTATAGTTAACTTCGAAGTTCAGATGCCGCCCATTGACGTTCCGACTCTCAGAAAAAGGATGTTTGATGAGAGAATCGGGCTTAGCCCAAGACCTTCGGATTTGTATCAACTTATCCCTTGGACTTGGTTAATTGATTGGTTTTCTGGTCTTGGTGAATACCTCAAAGTTCTTGAGGAGGTTCACTCTGATCCGAAACTAATCAATTATGGCTTACTCGTGTACGAAAGTACTCTCGAGTCAGCTGCTACTAGAGGATGGTTTTACGGGACATCCAACACCATCTACCAAGATACGGCTCCTTCGTTGAAAACCGAGGACGTAAGAATCCTCGCTACAACGACTGGGTCGTTCTCTGCTACGTACAAGTTACGTGTAGATGCTGCTTCCATGGCTGACGTTAAACTTACTGCAGGACGTGGTTTGTCCACGATGCAGCAGTCTATCCTAGGAGCACTTCTTTCGAAGTTTTCCTAGTCTCCCATTTGTCCATGGTGGACAATTGGTTTAATCCAGCCTGAAAGACTTTGTACTCATGTTGATCGATCCCATCACTGTTGCTGCTGACGCCCCGACTCCGGCATTGACTTTTGCCGTTGTCTCTTGGAATGGCGAAGGTTCTGAGCGTAAGGACGTAGCGAATAACTACGGCCTCAAGTTCAGTCACTCCTCCAATCCCAAAACGGGCGAACGTCACTACATGCAACTGACGCAGACCTTGACCGCTGTCAACCCTTTGACGGGTGGCAATTCGATCCAGACCGCTTCAGTCAGCTTGTCCGTTTCCATCCCTTCTTTCGGATGGACGGCGGCCGCCAAGGATGCCCTTGTTAAGGCTCTCCTTGACACGCTGAATGACGGCGACGTGACAATCTCGAAATTCAATCAGTTCCAGAGCTAGTCGCTCTGGTAAGTCGACTGATGAATCTCGCTAACAAGGGGTGACATGGACGTTGCCCCGAAGGGGGCATATGTTCAAGTCATTTGTCGCACTATGTGCGATTCTCTTGCTAGGCGGTTGTTCCGAGTTAGCCGAGAGTGGGGTAACTTGCTCCATTCTCGGCACTCGTCTCAACTGTGGGATCGAACTTCCGAGTACACAGGATCCTTCAGCCTCAAAGGAGGCGAATGATGAAAAGCCTGATAAGCCTTTCGCGGAGCCTCTTCAAAGATTTGAAGAGGCTTCACCCTGATGTTGGAAGTTTCGATCGGGATTTACAAACCGTCGAAGCGCGAATCAAGAACGAGGGCGTTGGATTTCTATCCGTCGCCCTTCCTGCTTTCGGCAAAGCTTTTGATCAGAGCCTTGCTTCCGGCAAGATGGCCTACATACCTGGTTTTGCCAGGTATGGGCAAATCCCGAGATTCCTCTCGGGTATTGCGTGCCATGTTTTTGATCCTAAAACAGGTACTATTAGAAGTAACCCGTCTGTTGATGCTATTGTTAGTATCAGGCAGATTTGCTACTTCTTTAAGAAGTATTTGCCAGCTGATGATCGAGCTGCTCAGCTCGCCCACCAGGCCGTCAAAGACTTCGGTAGTACTGATTCCGAGATACGAGATGTTGATTTGTCTCGATTGTCCCGGTTCAGACGTGTTTGCTCATTTGTCCTTCCTGGACTTAACTTTGTCCAAGATTACAAATGCAAACACGGCCCTGGCGCTGTCATGGAAGGATACTCTCCGAACCAGAAGTGGGACGAAGTGTATCACGGTCTACTTGATTATGACCCAAGACTCTGCTTCGTAGGGTACGATTTGCCCGCATCATTGCTGGCAGACCGATACTATGAAGTGGAATCTCTCCATGACGACTCACCTGGCCCTTGTGCTAAGCTTGTGACAGTTCCGAAGAGCTGTACTGCTCTTCGCACCATTACGGTGGAACCCTGTCTGAACCAGTTTGTTCAACAAGGTTTGAATAATGCACTACGCAGAGAGATCTGTAAGTGCAAAATTCTGAAACAATGCTTAACACTCGACTCTCAAACGCCGAATCAAGTATTGGCACTTGAGGGCTCCCTCTCTGGCGACTGGTGTACGATTGACTTGTCGTCTGCTAGCGACCGTTTGTCATTACAAACTGTAATGGCAGCGTTTGCTGACAGACCGCGCTTCCTTGAAGCGCTTCTAGCAAGCCGTACACCAAGTGTTAAAGTTGGTAGTGATACCATAACACTTAAGAAGTACGCCGGTATGGGTAACGCCACGACATTTCCGATTCAATCTGTAGTCTTTGCTTGTCTAGCATTGACTGCGATTACTTCGTCAACCGAAAGGTTAACGATCGGTCATGTTTGTGACGCGGCTAGGTATGTTCGTGTTTTTGGTGATGATATCATCATCAGAACCGAACATTATCAGGTCGTGGCTGACTGGATCAGTTCCTTTGGTTTAAAGATCAACCAAGGGAAAACTTTCAAAGAAGGATTCTTCCGAGAAAGTTGTGGCGTTGATGCTTACAAGGGTAACGATGTTACCCCTGTATATCTTCGCTACGATCCAGATCTAACCTCAACGAACCCCGAAGCTTTCGCGTCTCTAGTTTCAACATCTAACCAAATGTGGTTACGTTGCTACTATGAGACGTCGAACTGCCTACGTAGTATATGTGAGAAAGTTCATACTCTCCCACTTGTACCACAGAACAGTTCGGGCCTCGGTTGGCATACACGTCAGGATCTGAGTACTGGCCAGAGATGGTCCAATACTCTACATAGGTTCGAATGTCGAACTTATGTACCAACTAGCTCACGCCAGAAGGATGAACTTGACGGATATCCAGCTCTCTTGAAGTTCTATCATAATCCTCGGCTTGCCGAAGATGATGATGAACACTTGAGGTCGTCCGTTCGGAGATTTTCTATAAAGCTCCGAAAGAGGTGGGTGCAGTCTTGAAAAAGACTGTATAAAGTCTTTTCCTTGCGGAAAAGCCAGAGGAACGATTTACATTACTGCTTGCTTGTCGAGTGGTGATGATAAATCACTTGACTTGCAATTAGGGTAGCAGATCATCATTTGATCTGCTTTCCCTAAACAGCAGTTTGCAGAGCGTTCCTCTGCACCCGAAGGATGAACTTGAC